CATGATTTTTGTCGGCATATGAACAATATTATCATCCCAATCGAATGCATAATATTTCATATCTGGTGAACCTTCACCTTTAAATCCTTCTGTTAATTTATTTCTCATTTGGCTAAAGGGGGGATTTAGTCCCCCCGTTATTTATTAAATATTCTCGAACGAAGCTCCTGTTGGAGTAATGAAGAATTCAATGTCGATGAATTCTAACGCTTTCGTTGGTTTTAAGTAGATTTTTCCTACTAATGTGTTTCTGTCTAAGTCTTCAGGTGTTGAAGAAACTGTTACACGGAAATCGTATAAACCTCTGTCTCTTCTGATTGAATCTAAGATTGGGTTAACACTGTCTAAGAATTGTTGTCTAACGATTTGGTCGTTTTGTTCAAACAATAATCTTACCGCTACAGCTGAAATCAACTTACGAGCTTGAAGTAATAATCTTCTTACATTCAATCTGTTAAGTGCTGAGTCAGCAACTTGTAACGTTTTGTTACCCCAAATTACAGTACCTACATCAGAGAAAGTTGCAATAGGGTTAATTCTACCTTGGTAAAGTGTGTCTCTATCTTCTTGAGTCAATTTAGTTCTCGCTTTGATAGAGTTTACAAGACCTCTTGTGTAACCCGCCGATGCGAACCATGGGAACGCAATGTTATCTGTCAACGCTAAGTTTCTTACAACTTCACCTGTTGGAGGTAAGTAGATTTGTGTGTTGTTCACAGTATCTCTTACTAAAATCCATGGGTAGTAAGTTGCAGTGTAGTTAGAGTCAATTCCTGTATTATCTAAGTTATCAACCGCCTCTTGTGGGTAGATGATATCTAAAGAGTTAGTTCCATCTGGAGTGTACATTAAGTAGTCAGGAGTTGTTGCGATATACACAGAGTCAGCTCTTGAATATTGTACCATATCGATAGCTTCTTCAACAAGGTTTGAGTTGTTAACATAATCAATTGATGAAGTTGCGAACACGTTAATGTTTGTTGCTTCAGGATTACCGAATGTTAATATACCAAGTAAGTAAGCGTAGTAATCGGTGTTAGCAAAATCTTGAGTATTGTTAGCTACAACAATTCTCTTGAATAAACCTTGACCTGTCGCTGTTGGATATCTTGTAGAAGCTGATGCTCCCGCTAAATAACCTGATGAACCTAATTGGAATCTATCTTGGTTGGTTCTGAATTCTCTATAAACATCCCATCCGTCAAATCCACCTGCAAAACATAATGTATATTTTCTTGAGTAGATGAAGTAGTAAGGGTTCTCTTGAGTTTCAGGGTCGAATCTGAAATCCGCAACACCACACTCGAAAGCTGTTTGACCACTTGATAAGTATGAGTTAGAGATTGTTACTACAGTAGCTCCTGAGTCCATGTGGAAACCTCTACTTAAATAGTTCCAAGCTTGACCTTCAATAGGTAATGCTGAGTTAACCCAATTTACAGGGTTTTGTCTACCTTTAAAAGTTAAGAACGATTCATCAATACCGAATTGACTTGAGAATCCTAAATAACTTCTTCTAACAATATCTCCCGCAGATTCAGTTGCGTTAGCGGTTGTTCCAAATGGAGGGTTATAAATAACCTCACCTGGGAAATAATATTTTGTTTTAAATTGTGGTACTGGTGAAATGTTCGCAGTTGATTCATATTCTCTTTGTGTGTATCCGTAGAATCCACAAGGAATTGCATCAATTGGAGCTTCATCAGCTAATTCAATCATTATATATTTAGATATTAAAGCGTATTCACCGTTTGATGAACCAATTTTCTTAGCCACAAAGTTGTTAGAACCTGGGTCCATATTACAGTTAGTGAATTTTTCAATAACAACAGGGTTTGCATCCGTATCAAAGAAGTTTCTTACTAACACATCAAAAGTCATATTATTGAATGATAAGTTAGCAATAGAAATCTTAACCTCAACATTCGCAGAATCTCCATCAGAGATTGAAATGAATTTAAATAATCTGTAAACTTTATTACCTCTTAACTCAGATACTAAGAAAGGAGTTTCAGGTGATTGATATTTTTCAACTTTGTATGCGATTGATTGTGAGTTTTCACTTCTAGCATCTTCTAACGCAATTAACTCAGGATTGATACCTTTGATATATCCTTGGTTGTAAGCGTAAGCTAATGAACTTGGATAAATCTCTTCAACAAACAAAGGAACTTCGTTTCTTGATTTTCCGAAGTTATCAACCCCTAATACTTTAGTTATGTATTTAGGTGATGCCGCGGATAATGATGTTTCAAATGAGAAGTTATCACCGTCTTTAGTAATACCTGATAATAAGAATCCTTCAAATGGTGAATCAGTTATACCTGAGTATTCTCCCGATGCAACTAATGTTACATCAGTAAGTCCACTAACTTCATAAACAGGACCATGTTGACCAAGGTCTGCATTATTTGAATACAACGAGATACCTCTTGAACGTAAAGTTGCAATAACCATGTTATTGTACTCAGTATAAGCTGTTCCTGTGAAACTAAAAACTTCACCTGTAATTTGACCTATAAATTCTCCATTACCGTTATCGGTTAATGATGACACATTATAGTAGAATGAATATCCTGTATAATTGTTGTTTAGATTTGCGTCATTACTAAATGTTGCGTAGTACCAAGGGTCGTTAGCGTCTGAACTTAAATCGTTAGTATCTAAATTGTTAGATTCAGAACCAAAAACATTAAGTTGGTTTGAATATTGACTAACCAAACTCCAATAATCAGGTGATGGTATTGAACCATAAAACGCGACTGTTGTTGCAGATAAAGATGGGGTGTCAATAATATTACTTAAATTACTATTGAAATCATCGTTATAAGTTGATGTACTACCATCAGATAATCTGTATTGGTTATTTAAGTTAACTTGAATATCATTAGGTAATGACCCTCCCACAAACTCAATTGTAGTAGAACCTGTAGCCCCTGTGAATGTTGCGTTGAATACTGTACCTCCCGTTGGAGCTACGATACCAATAGTTAATGGGTCAACGTTGGCAGTAACTCTAATACTCCAAGACGGACCCGCGTCATATCCTGACAAACCTAATACTCTTGTAACAAACAATTGGTTAGATTGTTGTAAGTATGACTTGGCAATGTATGCCGCCTCATATTTTGGAATTTGTGTGTTTACAAATTTTACTGGTTCCGTCCCACCAAAATATGCTTGGAACTCGTCGTAGTTAGTTATAAAAACAGGTTCGAATGCAGGGCCTTTAATTGTTTCCCCGACCAACCCTAAGGTTGTAACACCGACACTCTGTGCTACGAACGAAAGGTCCGTTTCAGATGTATATACTCCAGGTGATACAAAAACTTTTTGATTTGCTTGTGCTGTTGCCATTATTTAATTAATTCTATTGCAGATTTATTTTATTGATAAATATTCGTTACTAATACAAAAAACTTGACTTTTGAATATGTATTTGTAAACGGTATGAATAAATTCTACCTTTTTTCTACCTATGAAAGCAACTAAAGAAATTAAGAACATCAAAATTGACCCTGAAGTACACGAGATATTAAAAAAGTACTGTGAGAAACGTGGAATGAAGATTTACAAATTTTTAGAAAATTTGATAATAGAGAGGTGTAAAGAAAAGAAAGATATCTACGGAGAGAATTAAACTAAGATGTTATCAAACTTGATGTACGACTCTTGAGTATCGTCAGTTTTAATAACTTCGATTCTTAATTCATCATTTGTGGTAATTTGAATTTTTTGTACATCAGTACCATAATAGTCACCATTGATGTAGACATCGTATGATTCAACATTATCTGAACTAAGCCAAGTTAAGTTTGCGGTATAAGCCACCACATCATTTAAAACATTGTTACCAACAACGTATAAAAAATTAGAAAGAAATTCGTCAGGATTTTCAGGAGATTTGTTTCTTCTCTTTTTAAATGTAGAAGTATCAAGTTCCATAACCTGAGCAACTCGAGCAATTGCAGGTTTAACTTCAAACTCTTCCTCGTCGATTAAATAACCTAACATTGTGAAGTCATAACTTTGAACATAATACTTTCTTGATTCCAAACTCATTTGAGATTCATCAGAAACATTGTTCATGATAATTGGAACATATTGACCTTTAATAAACGTATAGGCTTGTCTCGATGAAAATTTCTGCATAACCACTTTATTCAATTGGTTAAGCTCTCTCATTCTATTACAAATAATTTTAACACTGTAATTAATATCTACAGGAACAGGTTGAGGTATCGTGTAGATATCCATACCTTGCTCATTACCGTTCCATGTTGGAACCGATGCATAATAAAATTGTTTTCTATTTGGGATTGTATATTGTAATGAAGGATTAGTTCCAAACTTTACTTCAGGATTTCTAACCACAGTAATGAATGGTGGAGAAGGGTTATAATCTAAATCAACAAATAACGCAGTTTCTACGTACTGAGTCCAGTTTTGAGTTGTAATAATAATATCAACCATAGGTACAACTTTACCTGCGGTTATAACTTCTAAGTCTCCTTTAACAAAATCTAACATCCCCCTATCCAAATCAGCATGTAATACCGACTTAGGTAAATAAGTTCCGTCTTCATTAATATATTCCAACAACTGTTCCCTACGAGCAGACAATGTCTTCTTAGGTACTAATGGTAATGTTGGTTTAACTACGTTTCTTGGTAATGGCATTATTCTTTAACTACAAATAGTTTATTTTGTGAATTTATCATATCAACCTCTTTGGCGTTATATACAGGTTCTTCACTATCTTTATATATAAACGAATTGTGTTTGTAAGGATTATAGGTTACAATCTTATCGGATGATGGTGATGGTATATCGTCACAAGGGTATTCACAATAGTCTAATAATCTCCCAATAACAAAGGCATGTACGTTCTTACTCTTTTGTTGTCGAACCCTTTCGTTTCCACCTTGTCTAACTCTAAACTCAACATCACCTAATTTAACATAGTCAGCGTGTAATATTACTTTACTATCATATGTAACCGAGAAAGTGTGTTTATGTAAATTATAGTACACCATAACTTTCTTACCAATAAAGATAGAATCAAACTGAGACCCTGTTATGATTACTTTCATTATATTCCTCTAAATTCGTTTTCACTTACGTATGTTGCAATAACACTTCTATAGAAAGGTTTGTATCCACCATAAGTGTGTTTATTATCTGACTTAACAAATCCGTCATCAGACACCACATAATATCTTACTCTGTCTTCTGTTTCGTAATATCCAATATAGTCACCTTGGAATATCTCAACCCCCATATCATCAAGAGTCTTTTGATAAATAGAGAATTTCATATTACCAGGTTCTTGTTGTTCCACTTTAGAATTACCTAATAATTTATGAACAGGTGCCATAACTTGAACTAAACCTTGTAATTCAATAGGTGCCATGAATTGGATACCGTCTTCAGTTACTTCACCATAAACGTCATCAGTTTTGGTTTTATACCTATCAATACGATACAATACTATGGTGAAGTTCATATCACCTAATAACCACTCCTCACCCATACCGATGTCGAGCGCATAATCCTCAGCTCCGAAGAACTTACCTAATCTTGTAATTGGGACTAATTTTTGCATATATTGATAAATACTCAAACATTAACTATATTTAAATCAAATATGAAAATCAGTCCTCCGTTAAAAATATACATTAAGGATAGCCCTCTACATAACTTAGGGGTTTTTTCTTCACAAAAAATTAAAAAAGGTGAAGTAATAGATGTATGTCCTTTCTTGTCATTCCCTCAAAGTTCGAGGGAAACAATACCTGTTTTTACAAACTATACATTTTGTTATCCCCGTTCTGAGAATTGGACAACACACGCATTAGTTATGGGATATGGGTCATATTATAATCATTCCGAGACACCAAGTGTTGATTGGAAGACTAATGAAGAAGACCGAACTTTTATATTTTTTTCCTTAAGAGATATTAATAAAGGTGAAGAATTATTCATAAACTACGGTAACGGAAGTATTTTTTAAAAATGGATGCGAGTTTAGAGTCAAAGGCGATGACCTTATTAGAGACTTATAATGGTGGGAACAATTATATTATTGAACTCAAAAGAAAGTCACAAATAAATAAAAGGTTTTACCCCACGAGAAGTCAATCAGAGTACATAATAAATAATCACGACAAACAACCTAAGGTTGCGAAGAAGTGGGTAATACTTGATGCTTATTTTGCTCAGAAACTTGCCGACGATAAACTTATGACAGAAATACCTGAAAAGGTATGGGTTGAGAAGTTACTTGCCGATAAAGAAAAAGCGTTTCACATTTGGGGGAAAATAACCGAATCAGAACAACTACATGATTTTTGGTTACCAAAAGCGGCAATCATTAAAGACAATACCGTAAAGGATGTTGTTATTAATTATGACAAATATTCTCACCGTCCGCCACTCGAACATCAAAAAGAAGCCGTTCAGAAATTAGTTGAAAACAAAAAGTTTATTCTTGCCGATGACATGGGTCTTGGAAAAACAACCTCAACGATTATAGCGGCATTAGAATCAGGTTCTAAGAAAGTATTAATCATTTGTCCAGCAACTTTAAAAATTAACTGGAAAAGAGAGATTGAAAATTATTCAGACAAAACAGTTTATATCGCTGAAGGTAAGAACTTCAGTACGGATGCGGACTTTGTTATTATAAACTACGACATTATTAAAAATTTCCATGATACAAAAAAGAAAGGTGAGTCACAGATTCTTGATGCCAATTTTGATTTGGTGGTCGTTGACGAGGCACACTATATCAAAAATGCTACAGCCCAAAGAACAAAACTAATTAACGACCTTGTTAAAAAGGTGGACCGACTTTGGTTATTGACAGGTACTCCGATGACCTCTCGACCTATTGACTACTTCAACCTATTAAGTTTGATTGAATCCCCTGTTGCCAAGAATTGGATGGCTTATGCTATTAGATATTGTCAAGGTTATCAATTTAATGTTGGTGGAAGAAAGGTGTGGAATGTGATGGGAGCATCGAACCTTGAGGAGTTAAGGGACCGTACCTCGGGTCTTACATTAAGAAGACTTAAAGAGAACGTACTTGACTTACCTGATAAGATTATCACACCAGTATACCTTAGATTAAAGTCCAAGATGTATGAAGAAATTATGGGTGAGTATTACGATTGGTACGATAAGAACCCCGAGGAGTCAAAATCACTTACAGTTCAATTCACCAAGTTAACAAAGATACGTCAAGTTATTGCCGATGAAAAAATTTCACAGACAATAGAACTTGCCGAGAACATTGTGGAGCAAGGTAAGAAGGTAATCATATTCTGTAATTTCACCGACTCACTTAATAAAATATGTGAACACTTTGGTAAAGCGGCGGTTAAAGTGGATGGGTCAATGTCCAAACCTGAAAGACAACATAGCGTGGACTCCTTCCAAGAAAACGATAAGGTAAAAGTGTTTGTCGGTAATATAAAGGCTGCAGGTGTTGGTATAACCTTAACCGCAGCTGAAGCAGTTATTATGAACGACCTTTCATTCTTACCATCAGACCACGCCCAAGCAGAAGACCGAGCTTACAGATATGGTCAAAAAAACAATGTATTAGTTTATTACCCCATATTCGAAAACACAATCGAAGGAATTATCTACGACATATTAAATAACAAGAAACAAGTGATTGCCACAGTAATGGGGGACAATCAAAACACGGCAGACGCTGCCGAGGAAATTCTAAAGAGAATTCAAGAAATGCGTCGTTAAATGAAATCTGGATTATTTATAACAAATGGATAATCCAAAAATATGAAAAAAATAGAAAAACAAATTCAACAACTCGAAACACAGATACTTGAAAACCACGTCACCAAAGAAAAAGAGTTATTGATTACAGAAATGAAGAAAATAGGTATAGAAAAATTACCTTATTCTTACTCAGCCCTGAAACAGTTTATTGACCCAGAGACAATGAACTTTCACTATAACAAACACTATAAAGGGTACGTGGATAAGTTGAACGATGCTTTATCAAAGAAAAAGTATGGTGATTTAGAGTTAGAACAAATAATTAAAACGATAAGTCGTTTTGATAAAACAATAAGAAATAACGCAGGTGGGGCATTTAACCACGCATTATTTTGGAATATGTTAACCCCGACACCTAAAAAATTAGAAGGGGAATTACTTAAAAAGATTGTAAAACAATTTGGAAGTTTCACCACCTTCAAGAAAGAATTTGATACTGTTGCCAAAGATAGATTCGGTTCAGGGTGGGTATGGTTAGTACTTACAGCCAAGAACACATTAAAGATTATGTCGACCCCAAATCAAGATAACCCTTTAATGAACGTAATTGAGGGTGGTGGGTTTCCAATATTAGGATTAGATTTGTGGGAACACGCTTACTATTTAAAATACAGAAACAAAAGAGACGAATACATCGTTAACTTTTGGAAAGTTGTAAACTGGGAATTTGTTTCCAAGTTATACGAAATGAGAACGGAAACCAAATTATTAGAATCCGTTAAGTTAGAGAAGCTACTAACAGAATCCAAAGAGGCAAAGTTCTGTGACGCTAAAGAGGTCCAATTCTACAAAGAACTTATCAATAATTCAAAAATCAAAAGAGTTTATCAAGACGGAGTAACTGACGTTTTAAAACAAGTGTTTAGTCAATTTTGGGTTGATAGTACAAATAAAGAAATGTCGGGGTTCTACGGTTTAGAATCTAAAGAAGGGAGGTCTATCCTCAATAACTTAAACACAAACTTTAATTCATTCTGTTTATTAACCAAAGCAATCAACACTCAAATTGATAGTGTTGGTCGACCTGAAAAAAAATTCGATTTTTCCAAAAAAGAAAATAGAAATATTAAAGAGATTGATAGATTGGTAAAAGCTTTGGACCATTTTAAATCTCAAATATTCACAAAGAATAATGAAGAGTTTATTAACATCATTAAAGTTTTAAAGAAACTATGGGATAGAGGACAAAAGTCTGAAGATGATGTTTTAGTAAAGATTGAGAAATATTTTGGTGATTCAGCAAAACTTGAAAAGACAAGTGGTCATGGACAAAAGACCGACGCATTTAAGGGGATTGATATAACCATTATATTAGATGGTAAAAAACACACCGCTCAAGTTAAACCATATTCAACGATGACTAAAGAGGACGGGAAAATTACCATGAAGGATACAGGTAATGTTAAACCTTACGATGTGGATTGGTTGATATTTATTAATACAAAGTCGAACAAAGTTTTGATTTTTGAAAACAAACCGATTAAAAATCATAATCAATACGTGTTTAATGAGAGTTCATTGATTCACGAAATAGAATAAGTAAGATATTTATTGATATGGCAGTTATACCAGAACCAGAAAGAAGTAAAATTTATACGAGAATCAAACATCAATTGGGTGCACCACTTAGAAGTGTTGAACTTGAAGATGAAATGATGGACTCATTAATGGAGTTAGCGGTTGGGGATTACGAAGAGTATATCCTACAATGGTTAATTGATTCACAATGGGTTAACCTTGTTAACTTAAATATGAATGAAAGGTCTGTTGCAAGAGCTTTGGTTACAAGAACCATGGATTTTGAACAACAGTTTAGTTATTCGTATTCTAAAATCGTTGGTCTTCAAACTGAAGGCCCTTGGGTTTTAAAGAAAGATTATTTTATTCTTGAGAAGAATGTCCAAACATATGAAATTCCTGCAGGTAGAGAGGTTAACGAACTTTTATGGTTTAGTGACCGTCCGTACAATCTTGGATTAGGTGGTATGGCAGGTCCTTTTGGTGGTGTCGGTCTTGGGGCAAGTGAGGCGGGATTTGCCCAAATGGGAAATCAAGGTTCTTACTTTATGATGTCAGGATTCGATTACTTAATTAGAGCACAAGAATCAAATATCCTTAATAGGATTTTAGGAGGTTCTTTAACTTATAGAATTACAGGTTTACCTGATGGTAAAAAAATGATTCATTTATACAATACCCCAGGTGGTAGATTCAACTGGTCGAGTTACGGACAATATGTTGGTAAGGCGGTTTGGTATTGGTATTATGATGTTGAACCTGATAGCAGAGCGGATTGTTTAAAAAATAATCCTGATATTATAAAACTACCTACAGATGTTCCTATTGAAGAACTAACTTGGACAGACTTGAACGTACCTGGCCAACAGTGGGTAAGAAGATGGTTCACAGCCTATTGCAAAGAAACTTTAGCAAGAGTTAGAGGTAAGTATAGTGGTAACTTGAAAACTCCTGATTCTGAAATTATCATGGATTATCAATCCTTGTTAACTGAGGCTAAAGATGAAAAATCTAAATTACTTGAGGAACTTACTGGTGCCGAAGGATGGTTAACAAGAATGAGACCTGAAAAAGTAATGGAGAGAGAAGCGTTAATTGCTGAGAACTTAAATAAACAAATGAAGTTCCGAGCAATGCCTCGTCAAATATATGTAATATAATTTTATGGCAATAGTAAAAACAATACCCTCAAGAAAAATCATTAGTGGATTAGTTATTGAAACATCTGAACTTTCAGTAGTTTCCGAAACAGAATATCGTACAACAGGAGAATCTTGTGTTGTGGTAAGAGGAGTTAATGAATCAACAATAACTTTAGATTCTATCACTACAGACCACGTTGTTGTAAAATCAATGACAAGACTTACAATCAAACCAGACATCGGTAAAATCGATGACGATGAAGACTATGATGAAATAGTTGCTGATAAGTATGCTTGTATTGAATTTAGATTTATTAGTGGTAATTGGTATATCTTATCTTCAGACGGTCTGAAGCAATCCTAACTTTTCCTCCCAACCTTCTTCGGCTAAGTCGTACATATAGTCAGGTTTAAGACCTCTCTTTTCCCAATATGCTAACTCAGCTTCTGTGATATCTAACACATCCTCTTGTAATCTATCTTGAGAACCCTCATCTAAAGGATGACCATTGATAAGTTCACATTGAGTTGTTGTAAAGATACCTCTATCTGCAGGGTCATTAACGATTAAACTATTTCTAACCTCATCTTTAAAGACAACCATCAAAGGTTCAATTCTTTTATTGAACGTTGTAATAGCTCTTGGTACATTGTAATCTCCCGTTAAGTCTGGGTCGTTATCTAAAATATCTTTATCCAACATGTAACAGTTTACCATAACACCATCAGTAATAGGTTTCGCCTTAGGATTCATAAGTGCGTTATATGCGTTTGTGTCTTTAATCTGTTTCACTGTCATCTTCTGAACATCACCCTGAGACGCCTTAGTACCGTTGTTAACATACATAATCACATCACCTAAGTTCACACTCAAGTTATTCTGTAAAGCCAACTCCATATGAGCCATTCTACTCATACTATTACCCGCTTTAGTTTTAGTTGTTAGTCTCTTAGTATAATCATCAAGACTTAATTTAACTTTAGCTCTTTGTGCAATCTTACTAAGTGGAATCTTCTTATCATAAATGGTTTGAAGATATTCGTAGTAATACTCCACGAACGCTTTACCATCACCTTGTAATAACATTTTAATACCTTTATCCAAAAAGGCCTCAATATACAACGGAAGTTTCTTAGACTTAATACTATTACCTGTTAGTTTAATCTTACCCTTTGAGTCCATAACCGCATAGTTCTTACGAGCTAAGTTGATAGTTGAAGGCCAAACACCGTCAGTATCAAGAGCCATCTCACCTCTCATGAAGATATCATTGTACTCCGCAACATCAGCTTCAGGACCATAGTATTCTTTACCCTCCTTAACTTTCCAATTCAATCCACGTCCAACATAAACTCTGTTGTTCGCCTCATCAGGGGTTGAGAAGTTCACACCGTCCGTATCCATTACCAACGGAACATATCCTTTAGTCATAAAGAACTTAATCATCTGACGAAGGTATTGTCTACCCGTACAAGTGATTTGCTCCCCCATATACATGTCACCCCAAGCATAAACCTGAGGAGCCGACAACGCACCGAACATCGAGTTAATGAAAATCTTAATCGGTAACTGTTTGTTACCATATGATTCAGATTTCTTACGGTCAGTTGCGTAGAATTCCTCTGCAAGTTGTTTGTATTTGATACGGGTGTTACGGAAGTAACTTAACATACCTTTCATTGCACCTGTCACATCACAGTCAGGAAACACATCGTGTACCAGCTGAATAGAAGGGTATAGAGACGAGAAGTCGAGCTTAAGTACATTCTTACTATAACCAACCTTAAGTAGTCGAGAAAGACCTCCTACGAAGTCTGTCTTGGATTCTTTGGCAGGTATTGCAAGTCCGTGTTTGTAAGACCAAGCCAACATTAACATTTTCCATAATGTTGCGGTACCCATGGTTGAAACCCTTTCGTATGTTGTTGGAATCATCGCAGCCAACAAGAACGAACCTTGGTTGAACTCTTGGTCCACCTTAAGGGTCTCATCTAAGTCATCGTCAAGATACATCTCGACTAACTTGTCACCTGTGATTTTATTATATACGTCAGTACGTTTAGAACAAGCGGCGTCAATCTTAGAATCAACACCAACTTTCTTGTACTTACCGTTTTGAATGTTTAACCAAAAGTCTTCCTTCTTAGCATAGAATGGACCGATATCTGTGTGGTCAATGTATACACGGTCAGGAGCCTCCGCATTAATGAATTGGGTGATGTACTTCAAACCCGCAGCTTTAATACTTGAGTTAATCGCCTGAGCTCTACGAACAGCGTGGATAATATCAATTACGTTGTACCCCCAAATAGAAGTTTGAGTAAAGTTCTCAACCTCGTTGGCTAGTTTCAACATACTGTCTTTTCTTGTGAACGAATGGTCGGGGTGTAACGACTTACAAATCTTCTTCGGGTCGATACCTAAGATTCTACATCTTTCAAATATCCAATGCCAGTCGAAGTTCGCTGAGTTATAACCACCGATAATACTTGGTTTAAGTTCGTTGATTACCTTGAAGAATTCGATAATGGCATTTCTCTCTTCGGATTCATCCATACATTCGATTACTCTGTGGTAACCTTTATTGGTTTTAATTCCAATCATGAAGATACGACCGTCCTGAGGTTCAAGAGCGGTCGTCTCCAAGTCATATACCATTCGGGTCACCTCTTCATAGTTCTCAAAACCTTTGAAGAGTCTTTTTTCTTTTGAAATTAAATATTGTTCTACGGGAGGTAGAATCATTACTTTGTCTTTGGTCTTATCACCCCATGGGTCACATCCACCTTCTCTAAAGAATTGGATAAGTTCTCTGTAACCTTTTAGTGATTTAACCATGAAAGTCATACCTCTTTGTAATCTGTCATTACCATGAGTTTCTAACTTATCAATCATAATACCATGTTTGGTCATGGCTTCTTTCTGAGCTGCTTTGGAACCACCATAAAAGTTAAGTTCACGTAAGTCACCCACCCACGCAAATGGTGTGAATGTGTCTTTTCGGATTTCCTTTCCTTTACCAGGGATTTCTTTGATTTTGTAAATGCAGTTCTCGCGATAGTCGTATTCGATAGCGACTATAAATTCTTCGGGGTCGTTTCCGTGTAGGAACGATTCAATATCTTGGTCTGTAAACATATGTAATTTTCGAGTGGTTTATTGGCAATCACAACATTGTGAAGTTTACCTTACTCATCGTATATAAATATAAAAAAATAAAACTCTTAGTCAAACTACGGACCAATAAAAAACCCGACACTTTCATATCGGGTTATCTATTAGTTGTATTTTTGTTTGTACTTAGGTTTTCTTGTATAAGCTTTTTTATTCTTTTGAATTGATGGTCTTGTTGCCATCCATATCTCTTGCATTGTTAGGGTAACTGTTGTCATGGTCTTGGTGATTTAAGTGGTTATCGTTTTGTTGAGTACAAAGATAATACAAATTTTTGTTCCTACAACGTAAATCTTGGACTATTTTGATTACTTCCAAACTTTTTTAAATAAGTTCCATGTTCTGAGAATACTGAAGTAATAATCTTATAATTTTTTAAATCTTCTGTTAAAAGAATTATTTCTACAAAGTCCATATATTGAGGTAAGTTTAAAGATTCTCCCACCTCTTTAATAAAAACAACGGTATTGTTAGGTCTAACCAAACTTAGTTTGGACATTCTTTTTTTAATTACATCAAACTCGTTGATAAAGATATCTTTAATCATCTTATTTGGAACCCCAACTCTTTCATAAAATTTTGGATTATTTACAAAGTTATCTTCGTAAATTGCAACAATGTCTCCGAGGGATTTTGTACCTTGTCTTTCCTTCCACTGATGATAGGTTGCTTTAAGAGTAATTAAAAAACCATCGTGAACAAAGTGGGTTACAGGTATCGTACCCTCACCCTCTTCTAATATTATCTGAGAAAGTAAGTTTGTTAACTTCATTTTAACAACAAGCGGTTTTAGATATGAAACTATCTTGTATGTTTATGTAAAGTTCTTCTCTGATTGGAAGGATTAAATTACCCTCATCATTCTGTATTAAAAACTGTCCTGTGTATCTTCCAGGTGTGTTAGTATCTCTTTCAGTAAACTTGAAATAGATGTAATATTCTGGGTCGGCACCTTCAGGTAAGATTAGATTAACAATCTCACATGGAGCTGAAACTATTTTAGGAATTCCTGTTTCCACATCAATCATAGTAAAATAGATGGTGGAAACTTCCAAGTCTTGCATAAGTTGCAAATAACCTGACCTCCCGTCTTTTACTACCTGCATTTTTAAAACAGGTAAGGTTGCATTCTTTTTTATATAAAATTCCATAACAATAAATATACTGTTATGATTCTTTACGCAACTCTCTATTATAATGTTCGAATCTATCGTGTTCCGTAGGTGTCATAAGTAATAAACCTGGATAAAGTTCATCCTTTTTAACTAATTGATACATTTGACTCATCCACGTTTGTTCGAACGGGTGTGCCCATGTTGTATCTAAGAACATCTTTTTATTACCTGTTCTACTAACAATCTGAGGCCAATTACAGTAGTATACCTCACCTACCGCATATGGTACTCCTTTGTGAGATAAAACCGCATTGAATTGAGTTTTTGGGGCATTAGGGTCAAGTCCCATTTCAGGTAGTCTTGGTTTACTTGGCCAAAACTCTTGTCTTACAGATTGAGGTACATTGTACCACGACCATTGAGTTCCGTTGTCACCATAAAATTCAGAGTAGTTCATTTTTAAGAAATCAAAATTCTCTTTCTTAATAATCTCTAATGACTTGGAGTATAAGTTTGGAGTATATCTATTAAATCCGTTTCTACAAACAGTTCCTTCATTTGGGAAGAAGAACATATCGTCTTCAAAAAATAAATAATAGTCCAAATCTGTTTGGTCAAAATGTTCGGCAATCCATTGTCTTCCACCACAAATACCTAAGTTATCTTTTTTAATGTGTTCAAAACCAAACTCATCACAAATTTTAATGTACTCTTCAGTTGTGGATAAATCAGACGAGTTGTCTAATAAAAACTTTTTAGTTTTTAAAATATAATCTCCGTCATAAGCCAACATAGAATCAATAAGAGTTCTAAATTGTTTAGGACTATTAAATGTAATAACATATAGTCCAACTTTGTTAGTATCCAATGTGTTACTTTCTTTACCAGCATTTTCACTTTTTACTTTAAGCTCGTCATTTTTTAAATCTTCGAAAAACTTACCAACAAGTCCGTTAGATTCGATTTCAAAGTAATTAATTAAATCAGAATGTTTATATGACATAATACTGAAAATTGACTCTTCAGTACCCATGTACCCTTCTTCTAATGTGGACTTTAACAATCCATAGTAAATTCCGTTAATGTCTCCAATACTTTCTTTTGGTCCACCAAAAAATCCTCCACGTGCAACCTTAGTTACTTTAGCACCTGCAAGAGAATTTAACTTATTATATTCAAAACCATGAATTTCATTCTCAGCACCATATGGGAAACTAATGAATGAGAATTTTGATATATATTTTGAAAGTTTATCTAACACTTTATCATGAGTGAAGTATCCTGGATGTACAGTATTTGTTAATCCACCATCAATCCAAAACATATATTCTGAATTGAATTGGTCCATAATTTTGGCGTCGTGTAACAAAAACACTTTAGACATTACTAATGGGTTATAGTTTTCTAAACGAGCCTGTGTGGACTCCTTTAACCAACCAACTTGATTTTGCCAATTAGGATTAGTTCTAATTTTTTGAATCATTGGGAAAAACTCTGAGTTGGTAAACCATGACAATGGTCTAACAATAAATTGAGTGTTTTCAGGTTTTCTTTTTTTGAAAACAAATTCCCTTAATTCTTCATCACCAAAAACTATAAGGTTTTCTTCAACCTCTAATAGTTTTTCAAACTTGTCTAAATAATGTTGGTAAGGTCTAGACCAACCTTCGGTAAGTTCTCCTCTACCGATATCCCATATACCTGTTACTAAAGTTATATTACTCATATATTCTGTTGAATTCTTCTAAAATTTTATAAAAACTTTTATTCTGTTCAAAAAGTTCATTTGTTACCCCTTTAGGAGCGTTATCTCTACACCACCAAATATCGAAATGTTTTCTCTGAAATAAATCCAAATGGTTGAAATACATTAAAGTCATTATATGTTCTTCATGTGGTATACCCTTGTCTTCAGTTATTATTTTTTGAACATAGTCTTCAAATAAATTAACAACCTCGTCCCACTTATCTCTATGTCCACCAAACATACCACCGATTATGTGGATACTTCTATCGTACTCTGTATACCATTTTCTATCAACAGTACCCGACCAATAGTTTCTATCATTCTCTTTACCTAAAATTAGAAACTTATCACCAGTATCTTCAATAACATTCTTTAAAAATTCGTTATTAAATAAAACGCTTTCGTAATATCTTTGTTGAATATGTTCACTTGTTAGATATTTTAAAGGGATTAAACCACAATGTGATAATCCTGCATCAATCCAATAGTAATAATCGTAAGACTTATCTTCATTCCACCACCAATGAAACTTACTGTATTGAACTTCAACACATCTGTCTCCACTTTTAGTTTCTTCAATGTTTTTATATTGATTAATTAAATCTTTGAATTTTGTATTTGCAATATCAAAAATTTGAAATTTTAGTTTGTCTTTTGATATTGAATGTTCATTGTAAAAAAACTCTTCCAATGAAGGTAATTCTCTATCTGAAGTATAACATAGGAAATCTGCGTCTGTCATCTTTAAAAGTGATAATAAACTATACCTATAATGTCCTCCTCTATTGGGTCTTCCTCCAAATTCGGTTCCGTATAAATCACTATATATTGATGTTATAAATTTAACTGACATAATAATATTCTTTGTGTTCGTTTCTATCCTTTATCTCTTGAACTTTATATTGGTCCATAAATTCGTTAGGGATTTTAGTAGGACACCACCTATTCCAATTGTATGTTTGCATATACCAATTGTTGTAAGTACCTTCGGAGATATTTGAATAACTTGTTTTTTGAGGTGCGATTGGAATTACAGGACAATAACTCTGATGTTTTTGAACTATAAATTTAAAGGTATAATCGTCTAATGCATGGAAGTATTCTCCACTTGTTGTAAATGCCGTTAAAGATATGTCAAACATTGTATCATAAATTGATTGGTCATAGATGACCATGTTTGCTCCAAATATACCTCTCGCCTCTTCAGACGCTTCAGGTAGATTAGTCATATCCAATAACAACCCACACTTCTCACTAATGTTTATTGGTCTGTTTTGAGTTGGTCCTAAATTCATCATTGCGAATTCTAAATCAGGACACTCCTCTTCTATTTTTTGTAATAAATCTTTTGCATAAGGCATTACACCACAATCATCCTCAATAATCATAACACGAGGATAATTTCTTTCTTTAGCAATTTTTATTACTTCTAAAGTTGATTTGGTAATACCCATATAAGAATTGGTATCAATCGCTGAGAATCTTTCGAATTCCCATCCAAGATATTCCATCTCTTTGGTGATTGACTCCATTCTATCGGGTCTTCTATCCAAGTTTATAACAAACTTGGGAATTTCATTAAACTTCATTAACTAACGTGATTGTGGGTTAATCGACCTGTTATTCTATCACACCATCCTTTAGATTCTGAGTGAGGCCATACAACCCAATAAGTCGGCATTTCATCTGTTTGGAAATCTCTCCATACTTTACAATACTTGTCAGGGTCTCTCATGAATCCTGCAATCTCATTTTTGTCAGCATCTTTTCTATAAAGAGTTTCGTCTTTATCGTTATGGAATGCGACAACCCAAAAATCATAATCAGTTTCAGGTACTTGAGAATATCCAATATCGATACAATGTTTAAACACCATACAGAAACTATCTTTCCATTCTTGTTCAGTCTCAAAGTTGTAAGGATTTGGTGGATAATTTTTATCTAAAGTATATTTGTCGATTGCTCTTTTTTCGAATAAAAGACCTGAATATTTTTCATAATCTTTTAAACTTCTAACAGTACCGAATCCGTAAGGT